ATCTTTTAATGTTGTTTCTAAAACCGGTAGTGTGTCTCCCACTACAAATTTTATTGTGTCTGAATATGCCATAATTAATTTTACCTTCCTAAATTCCTAGTGTCTAGCTGACTATACCCAGGTATGTAATCAGCCGCTCTCCAATCCCAAGTTACTCCATCATATATTTTCTCTGCCGCTGGTCCTAAAGGTGGTACCCAGAAAGGCTGACCATACCTGTGTCTTGCAGAAAATATAGGTAACGCTAAAGCAAGCGGCCCTAACATACCACTTCTGTCTATTATTTCTGTCATATATTGACCAGTGCTCATACTGTTAGTTTTAAAGTAATTTACTCCAGGGTCGTCTCCGTCTATACCTGGCAATGCTTCTGCAAGTAAATACTTAGTAAGTTCTCTAATCTCTAGGCCTAGCATAGTTATAGGCAATAGTATTCCAGCCATAATTAACAAAGGCATAACTCCTGCACCGGCGCCTTGGCTTACAAAATTTCTATGAGATTCTTTTAATGTAGGATAAACAATTGTTTTTCCGTAAGCATAAAAGAAAGATTTAAGCTGCCATATAAGTGCATACCTAGGGTTATTAGCATATGTAGGCCTTTGTGCTGGATTAGGTCTAACAATAGATTCATCTACAAACTGAGCTAAAGCCTCATTAACTTTTTCTCTAGTAGCTTTATCTGCTTTACCTTTTTCCCAAGATAGCACTTGATCTGCTGTTACGTTTAGTTCATTTAAATACAACTGAGCTTGGGCATCTCCCTTTTTAGCTTTTCGTGCGCTGTCTTGTAAAAATCTAGTGCCCATGCCCGTAGCAAAAACTCTAGTAAACTTAGTGTAGGCTTCTAATAAGGTTACTCTAAACCAAGTGTCGGAAACACCTTTAGCGGTCTGGTTCATAAAGTTTTGTTCGCCTGCAAAAATAAAGAAGCTAGACATAGCATCTACGCCTATAACTCCTACTTCTCTTGCTAATTCAGCAGCCTCTTGTGGATCTTTAACCATAGTTTTTATTACGCTAGCTATATCACTTATTTTAGCTGTACCCCTAGATCTAAGTACTGGCCCTGCTGTGTCTTGTAAAGAAGCCAATACAGTAAAAGCTAATAAAGTAATAACGTTTACAGGTAATAACACATTGTTTGCTGTTTTTAACCATCCTTTATCTATAGGTGGTGTTTTACCAAACATAGAGTCTATTATGTTTTTAGCATCTACTTGTTGCTCAGGGGTTAATTTACCCATTAAATCACTTAGCCTTTTAGTTCCGCCTGACTGCTCAAACTCAAACTTTAAAGCTACTTTATCTAAGTACTGTTGTAGGCCTACTTCTGCAGGTAAAGCTAGTCCAGAATCAATTAGTTGTTTATTAGTTACGTTAGACCATAGCTCTTTTCTTTGTTTCATCATACCTATGTCTATTTCATCTTGCGGATTAAAGTCTAACTCCCCACTACCTTGTTTTACAATACTATTAACTGCGTTACTTACATCAGTTTCTGTTGCTTGTGGGTTAGCTTGTTTTAAAACCTGTCTAGCTATTATTTGTAAACTTTCATTGCCTGCTATTTCTGCAACTGCCACCACACGAGGGAAGAAGTTATTTCTTTCGTCTACACCATAAAAGTTTAAATCTAAATCTGTATAAACTTCTTGTAGGAATTTTCGTATTTCTTGTGCTTTTGGAGACAGGGTACTAGTATCTTTTGTATCATCTGCAGCTTCATTAACTATAGCCTTTTGTTCAGCTGATAAACTAGAATAGATCCAACCGTCTTCTACCCCTAATATTTTAGCAGCTTTATTATGTAAAGCATTTGCTCTTCTAGTTTTTAAAGTAAATATACCTGCTCTGCCGGATTTAGACACAGTCCTAGGGTCTAAGTTAAAGAAATCTGCTATCTCAACTCCTATAGGCCCGTAGTTTCTAAGTCTGGTATCTGAAGTTAAAAGTACTTTCTGCACCCAAGTAGGTAGTTTTTTACTTTTAAATAGTTTGTCTGACTGCTCTAATAGTTTTCTGAGTTGTTTGTCTGTAGCTGTTTCTGGCCCTAACACGCTTTCTATCATAGTTTCTATGCCAGCTTTTGTTTTATAGGGTACTTGTTGATTTTCTGCGTTAAGTAATTTTTCTTGTAGCTCAGCTGAATACTCTTGGAATGACTCATCTACTTCTGTTCTTTTTCTATAGGTTTTTGATTGGTCATACATTTTCTTTTGGTTTTTAACTAAACGTTTAAACCAGGCTTGGGTAGGGGCATTCATCTTATCAAATACTGTTCCATCTACATCTATGCCTAGTTCTTTTCTTATAGCTACACCAAACTGATCCGCAACAAAATTCTCAAACCCTGTCTCATCGTTTACATAAGTAGGAGGTACATCTTTACCTTTTAGTATTTTCTCGTAAGCTTCTAGTAATTTTTTTCTAGTAGCTGGCACTTTTAGACTTTTTTCTAATTCTTGGAAAGTCAAAGAGTTACCTAGTTCTTTTAAAAAAGCGCTGTAGTATTGTCCTTCTGCTACAGTTGCATTTGTTTTCATTAATATAATATCAAAATCAGCATACTGTAATGTTGTAGCTAATTTATCTTTTTTGCTCATCAAGTCTTTTCGTATTTTTTCAAATTGCTTTTGGTCGATACTATTTTTTATTCTTGTTTTTAAATTAGAGTCACTAAAGTCTGACTCTGCGGCTATAACATGCAAATTAGTAGTTAGTCCTACACGCCTGGCACCAGCTATCATATTGCTTACTATTTGTTTTCTGAAAGGTAAGTTTTGTCTTCTTTTGTTTCGTACGGTATATTCTTTACCTTTTAATTTTTGTGTTTTTTCTAACATCTTTTCTTCAAAAGATACTGTAGTTACATTTTGATATTTTGTATTGTCTTTAAATTTAGGAGCTATACCTCTAGACATATCAGCGTATCTATCTCGGCCTCTATTCTCTTTACCCTGTTGTACTTGATAATTTTCAAATACATTAGCGTCTTGTGTATCACCTTTAGTGTTCGTGTTATCTATTGGCTGGCCCATAACACCGTCGTCCGTCATATACAACCCTGTTTCATCTAAAGAAGGTGTTTGGTTTTCCATATCAATAGCTGCAATATCATTTATATAAGTGCCAATTTCTGCGTCTCTATTTATAGTACCGCCCATGGTGCCAGGTATAGTTGTCATACCAGAATCATCCCTTTGCCCAGGGTTATTTTTTCTATCTTGTTTATTTATAGCATTTACAACTTTTCCTACTTCACTTATAAACTGTAAAATTGTTTTGTCTTGCGCTCTTATATCTCCATAGATAGCTTTAAGTTCACCGGGGGCCTTAGATTTAAAACCCGTATCTACTGCAGCAAACCTAACCGATATAGCATCTTCTGCCCTTTCTAATAATGTTTCTAATTCATTTACACTCATATCTTCTATGCTTTTAGGTTTACCGTCAGCGTTTAGCTCTAGGTCCTGTAACAAAGGAGCGATGTGTTTTTTGTGCATGCCAGGAGATATATAAGAACCGTTTTTGTTGTACACTAAATCTATAAGAGGGACATTTATTTTTGCAAACTTATCATTACTAAAAAAGCTACGGGATAATTGAGGAAGGCCAAATTGTCGGTTAAGGTACTGCACTTGTTTTTGAAAATCGTCTTCTATTTTCTTAGGAAATCTTATTTTTAAAATACTAGCGCCGGGACCATCTGGCGTACTTGTTATGTGGTCTAAAGCAACCCCTAGTAGTATGGGATCACTTCCTTTTGCTTTTCCTCTTTTTGGACCCGTCATTACAAGGGCTAATTCTTCAGTCACACCTTCTGGGTAATAAACTAATTTAAAATTATTTTCTTGTAAAATATCTACTGCGTCTAGCAAAGCCGCTAATCTTTGTGCAGCTTGGTTTGTATATTCTTCTGGCTGTCTTCTTTGTTGTACTTTAGATAACGTTGTTATACCTTCTAAAAGAACGGCCATGTCTACATTTATAGGCGTCTGGCTTTTTGCTTCCGTGTTTAAATTTTGAAGTTTAAAATGTATTGGTGTGTTATAGCCTTTGCCCTGGGTTCTTTTATTAGCCTGGGTTAATCTAGTCTGTAAGTCTGCACGTATGTTTCTAAAAATCTCTACATTCTCTCTAGTAATTTCCCTAAATTGTTCTGGGTCGGGTTTCATTCTTACTATCACGTATCTTCTAGTCTTAGTTGTTCTTGCTGGAGCTACAAACGATTCGTTAGCTGCAGTTGCTGTACGAAAAGCTTGTAGGTCCCTTACTTCTACAAACCTTAAAAATCCAATACCCTGTGTATTTTCTCTTTCTACCTTAGCTTTGTCTCTAAAAGTTTTTACAGCGCTTTGTGATAAAAAAGGTTTCTGTTCATTAAACTCGTCCTTTAAAGTTGTATGTATATAAGTGTTTAACCCATTAATAGAACGGCCGTCTGCTTTTTTATCATCTTTGCTTATTTGAAAGCCTTTATCCGTTTTTGGATTTACAAAAGGGTTTTGCGCAGTACCAGAACCTTTTTTTGACATAACAATAGGATCTTGTTCTTTGATGGGTGCTCTTGCGGTTTTTTGGTCTTCTTTAGTACCTGTTACATTAGTCCTATTTAAAACTTCGCTAACACCTACAAGAGGAATATTATCTAAACTTCTACTACCGAACTCATCTCTAGCAATACTGCTAGAAATAGAATCTGTTTCTTCACGGCGCTCGGAGAATAGTTGCGTGCCTTCTTCGGCTATTTCATCTAACAGCCCTTTCATTTCTTCGCCTAAACTTACAATACCCTTCTTATTTATCCTTTGTAGGTAAGATCTTTGAGATCCTGTAGGAGTAGTTAACTCTTCTGCTTTTGTTAAGTCATTTAGTATCTGTGCATATTTAGTTCTTTTAGTACCTTCCCCTTTTTTACCTAGTGCTTTAAACCCACCCCTTACAACGTTAGGTGTTTCATTTACAAAAAGTACAAGGTCACTAAAATCTATAGGCAGTCCATACTCTTCTCGAATATACGCATCGAATTGTTGTCTTTGGTTAGGAGTAACATTGCCTTTTCCAATGTCCATATTAGCTGCAGTTACATCTAAATTTACTTGCCCCCTATCTCCTTCTACTGCAGTGTCATCATCACTAGTGCCTAGCTCAGACTGGTCTTCTGTTTGGAAGGCTTGTTTTTGTGCTTTTAGTACATCTGCATCTTTAGGCAATCCTTCTTGTCTAAATCTTCTGTGTTGGGCTAAACTTTGGACTTCTATAGTGTATCGTTTAGGGTCCATAGAAGCTCTTATCATCTTCATAGCGTTTTCAGCTGCTTCAAAATCCCCTTCTATATTTTCACTAGCAGATTGATATTTAACAAATTCGTTTTTTTCGTTATCAAAAACCCCAACTACTATGTCATCTTTAGAGTCTCTAGTTCTACTATACCCAAGAGCCTGTGCTAAAAAGTTGTCTATTACTCCGGTATCATACTTATAACCACTATCCATTAGGTTGGCTAGCCTTCCAGCAACACGTTGGTCTGTGGTAAACAAAGCTCCTATAGGTGTTGAAACAGTAATTAATTCATCTGGGCCAAACATGTTTTCTATATTTGATTGCACTTTTGCAAATTCTGCTTTTGCTTCTATAGGTACAAATACACTGTTAGTCCCAGAGTTTTCATTCTTCATAAAATCAAACTGTGTTTCTAAAGCTCCTGCACGTTCCCCCATTACTGCGCCTAGCGCCGCTGCATTTTCTTTGCTTCCAAAAATACGTGCCATGTTTTTTTCAGCTACATTTCTTTGTGAAAGGTTTCTAACTTTATTCATTACAGCTGTACCAGAACCTAAACCTCCACCTACACCTAGGCCTCCCATGAGTCCTGCAAATAAAGCGTTTACCCTATCTGTTTTTGCCTGTGCTTTCGTGTAATCTGCGTCTATTCTAAATTTTTGTTGTACGGACAGTTCTTCTTGTAAAGATTCGGCTATTCCTTCTGATAAAGAACTAACAGCAGCTATAGAAGTAAAGTCCTTAAACATACTTCCTTTAGGTATAGGATCAAACTTAAATGGGTCTGCGACTCCGCTTTTTTTAACTCTGCCTGGTCTTTTAAAGGCTCTCATAGTTGCGCCTACAGTTGCCAGTTCTGATCCAACCCCTATTGCACCAAATGCAGCACCTTGTAGTAAAGAGTTTATAGCATTTTGTTTAGTGTCCATGCCTTGGTCAGCATAGTCACTAAAAGCTATACCAGTTCCCATTCTTTGTTCTTGGTTAAAAGCTCCTAATACTGCACCCTGTGCAAATCTTTTGCCTCGCATGTTTGATTTAAGAACTCCGTATATGTCAGATAAATCAGCTAACTCGCCGGGTTTAAATTTATGCAAAGGTCTTTTACTAGCATTTACTCTTATTTGGTTTTGGTACGCCCTATGCAGGAGGTCTTCTACTTCCATTTTGTCTATGCCGGGTCTTCTTGAATTATTTAGCGCTCTTACTCCGCCTTGTACTGCTTTTCTTCTTGCGGCTGTTCCAACAGCAGCTGCCGCTACTAGCCCAGGGGTTGCAGTACCTCCAGATAAAACAGTACCTCCCGCAACAAGTCCACCTACTATAGCAGCTTCAGCTAAACTAGCTGCTAAAGAAGGTATAAACTGTCCCGTAGCGGATGCAAAATTTAAAAAGAAACCATGTACGTCTTTTTGTTCTAAAGAAGAAGCAAAGTCTTGTTCTAGTCCCGCTAGAGGTATACTAGATTGATCTTCTAAAAAATCACCTTCTCTTAGTCTGTTTGCTGCAGATGTATCTTTTCCTTTTAGCGTGTCTATTGCAGCTAAAAAGTTTTGGTTTTGTGCTTGTATGTTCCCAACACCTGACTGAATACCAGCACTAAAAGCTTCGCCCATAGTGTCAATTTTTTCAGTATATTGTGCGTCTGGGGTAGCGAACCTACCCATAGATTCTACGGCACTAGTTTTATCAGCGTCTGGTGTCTGTTTAAGCTTAGCAATTGTATTGATGTCAATTGCCATGTATTAATCCCCACGATATGGTTTTATAAACTGAGTTACTTCTACATTTGTAGCTAAATCGTTAAAGGTATCTGTAAACTCTTTGCCTGAAATACTTTGTCCAACCTGCAAACCGCTAGAGTCTACAAAAATTATTTCTTTTAACTGTAAACCCCCACCTGGTTTTTCTTCGTATTTACCACGAGCTGTATTAACTATATCCCCTAAAGTCTGATCTAGATTATCTCTGTTGCTAAACAATTTTGCAAAAAGGCTTCTTTCATCGGTGCCTCTATTCATCATAACGCTATATAGAGCCTGTCCTATACCGGTTCTCATACCATCTACCATAGGCACAGATATAGTCCCGTTTTTTTGTGCTAATTTAAACTTGTCTATCATACGTTTGAAATAAAAACTTGTATTACCATCAGCTACATTTCCAATACTACCATCTGCCGATCCTTTATTTAGAGCTGTATTAAAGTCTATTAAATCTTTGTCAAACGCGTTGTAGGCGTCTTCTATAAGTTTATTACCAGCCTCAGCGGCTGCTTTTCTTGCTTCAGTCTTGTTTTTCTGGCTTTGTAGTTTAAGGCCTTCGTTGTACCTCATAGTATTTTGATTAAACGTCTGCACGTTCATTCTATTTACACCCGCATTGCCTGTTTCTAATAAGTTTAGGCTTTCTTGAAACTCTTTATTAAAATCTCCACCTGCTGCAACTGCTAATGCAGAAGCTAATTCAACTTTGTTTATATCTAGTTCTGAATCATACTCAGGTAAAGTTTTTAAATCTTCTGGAGTTTGCACATTATACTTTTTAATAGCAGCTCTAGCTTTATCTATATTTTCTTGGTCTACCCCAACTCTTTCTAACATGTCAGAATTTTGTTCTATAAAAGAAAATATTTGGTCTGGAGAACCATATATAGGCATAGATACACCGCTTTGTCCTATACGAGTTAGTATGTCTTGTTTGTTTTTTTCTGCTGCTAGTTCTCCTTCACTTTTTGGAGTTGGCTCTGGTTCATCATTTGTAAACTTTATACCTGTGCCAGGGAGAGGACTACCAAACCTTGAAAAATCATCCATATTATCGGCTTTTTCTCTACCGCTTCTGAATGTGTCTAACTCTTTGTTAACTTCAGTAAGGTCTTTTCCTAACCCCTTTCTATACTCATCTAGCCCATCATTAAAGTCGGTTGCTATTTGTGTAATCATAGCGAACGCTTCCCTAGGGTCCATTTCACCGCTTTCTACTGAATCTTCTAAAATGCCTATAGCTTCTGGGGCACTTTCCGCTTCTTCTAAAGTTTTTCTGCGGTCGTTTGCTATATTTTGTCTAGTAGCTGTGTTAGTAAGAATGCCCTGAGTTCTACTACCATATCCTTGTCTAGCAGAAGTAAGTCTATTACCAGAGCCCTGCACGATAGCGTTTACCATAGTACGTAAACCCTCTCTATCAGTAGCCATAACTATATCTTGCGGGTCATTACTAAACCCTAATGTTTTTGGTACTATTCCTTGTTTACCCTGTATGTCAAAAGTAATTTTGCCGTCTTGTTCTCTTATATTTACTATTTTGCCTTTAGCTTTTTCCCCAGTATTTATATCTGTATAAGTAGTAGCTGTTGGGCTAGAGTTTAAAATACTTAATATTTTGTCAGGTTCTTTTTCGTATAACTTTGTAAAGTTATCTTTATCTATAGAGCCATATTTTTCACTTTCTAGTTCAGTTAGAGTAAGGTAAGGCGAAACACTTTCTACTAATTCACTAGCATTTTGTAGGTTTCTAGTTCTTACCTGCTGCTGAATAGCGCCGGCTGTTCGTAAATCTGCTAAACTTGCCATATTAAATTAAGAATGCTGCTAATATGGAAGCTCCCATATTAGTCATTTGAGAAGAATAATTTGCTTTTGCTTGTTTATACGCCCCTCTTCTTGCTACTGCACCCTGGGCCGCAGTGCCTAACCCTTCTAAAGACCTAGCGTTTACGCCCTGGCCAATTCCTATTAGTTCTTGTAATAAAGCTTGGTTCATTTCTCTTTGTTGTACTCTTGCGTTATTTACCGTGCCTGCTAAAGATAATTGATTACCTCTTTGTGCGGACCTTTGTTGTTCCTGGAGTTGTGCGCCAGATAACCCGCCGCCACCATATCTTTCTAAGTTTCTTGATTGTACGCCCGCTGCTATTTCTGCTTGTTTTTCAGCGTTTTCTCTAGACCTATCAATAAGTGTAGTGTCGTCAGTCATACCAAGTAGCTTATCTTCATACTGTCTAAAATTAGCTATGTAGTCGTTATAATCTTGCCTAAGCATTCCTGCAAAAGCCTTATCTGGATTTTGTACATTCTGTAACCCGCCAGCATAGTCTTGTTCCGATCTCATACTATCATAGGTTGATTTAAACATATTTGATAAGCTCATTACCCTAGTCCTCTTCCTGTAACAATTTTAAATAGCCCAGCACCTTCAGTCATAGGTATGTAATCACCGCCCGTTACATTCCCGTTTGCGTCTGTGTTCTGTTTAGTTTCTTGCGTGTTTATACTTTCAGCTGCTCTATATTGACTGTAGTTTTTACCTGCTTGTACACCTAGTTTTGTAGCTGCCCCTATTAAAGCTGAGTTTCTTGTTTGTTTTGCTTTTGCTTTATTAAGAGTATCAGTAGTAGCAATTTTAGAAGCTTGCGATAAACCGGCTGCTGTTTGAGACGCCATTTGGTTTGCGCTTTTTATTCCTGCAACTTGGTCACTTCTTGCTCCCATTAGTCCTTGGGCTGTACCTTGTAGTTGTTGAGCAGAAGCAGCTGAAGCTAAATCAGCTTGTGCATCTACAGCACCTACTGCTCTTCGATTTGGGTTTTGGGTAAGAGCTTGCATGGTATCAGCCTGAGCTCTACCTTCGGCCATACTCATTAACCCAGACTCTTCTTTAAAAGACCTTTCTATAAATTCTCTTTGTTTTGGTAGATAGTTTTCTCTAAAGTATTTTTTATCCGCCATTGCTACAGCAGCATTGGTCTTATCTACTTCACTTTCTTTGTAATCTGAGCTTTTTGGTTTACTCATTCTACTTTTCTCCTATAAACTCTTGTATCTAAATTCCAACCCCTACTTATCGCGTAAGGTTCCAACTCTGGTACGTGTGACTGGGCTTCTATATACTTACACTCAGATCCCTTAGCTAGCTTAGTAATCCAGTCTTCGTGGTCTAGCCATTGTCCACTACCTTTACTGTAAGTATACGCTATCCACATATACAATGTCTTGTCTTTTGTGTACCTATCAATTTCGGTAGTAAGTACTAAAAACCCTACTGGAGAGGTAAATAAAAACGCTCTTTCATTTACGCACTCACTATAAACATCTTCTGGGATAAAGGTTAGACTGGGATTGTCTGCTAATATACTTTCTAAACCTGGTTTTACAATGTTCCACGTGGAACGTATGTCAGTAAGCACCGGTTCAACAAAGACATTAGTAGTCGATCTCCTTTCCGTATCTTCCATAGCGCCTCCTTGGCTTACCTATTCCTTTGTATTTTACTGTTCGTTTTACGCCCAGATCTCCGCCTCTTGCACGTAGCTCTGCTTGCGTAATTTCCATATTAAACTGTGCTAAATATTCTCTAGCTGCACCCACGTCGGTCCATTCTCTGTTTGGCATGCGAAGTAGTCTGTATAAAGTGCCGTATATTAAAGCATCTCTATATTGATTAGATATTGTAGTATCAATGTTATTTGAAGTTCTAGATGGTTTTAAAGCTACGCTAGCTAAAACTGGTTCGGAACCACTTGGTACTGGTACTAACCAAAACGTGCTTGGTGTTTTTTGTAAGTATACGTGCGGCTGTCCAGTGCGCTCTCTCCAGTCGGGGTAGTTTAAATCTAAACTACGTGGGCTTATCGGATCCATGTCTCTACCGTTGTACGTCATTAATAGTACTTGATGCACTTCTGTGCCAGTAGGTATATCAAAATCGTATTCGTAAACACCTGAAATGGTGTTAAATGCGTCCATATCTAAGATATAGGCTTTAGAACGTTCGCAAAACTCTATAGTAGCTGAACGTAAATTAGCCTCAACTAGGCTGTCGGGGCAAAAAGGAACATAAGGTAAAACTTCTTTTACTAAAGAAGAGTAACTTGCCATTCTAGCCTCCTTGTCTTGGTGCTGCTACGGGCGGTAAGTTTGGAGCTGCTCCTATATTACTAGTTCTGTCGTTGTTCGGGCTTAGTAGCTCCTGGGCTTGTGAACCTTGTCCGACACAATTTAAAAACAGTTGGTAATGAGACTGAGCTCTTTGTGCATTACCTGCGTATTCAGAATCTTTTTGGTAAGCCCTAAATAGAACATAATCTATTATGCCGTTTGCATAAATATCATCTACTGAAATAGTTGCACTGCCGCTAGCTAGGTCTGTCGGAGAAGCTGAATAAACAACTTCTACAAATGCGTTACCTGCTACACCTGGATATACATAGTAATTTCTTGGGTCATCTTCATCGAAGATGTAATGTTTAACTACAGTTCCGTGCGCTGCATCCCCACCAACAGTTGGGTCATGCCAGTCGGGTTCTTGTGTATTTAATATATCAACATTAACAATCCTAACTGATCTCTTACCAGTAGCACTTCCGCTAGCTGCGGACATATTTCTTACTACTTTAATTAATCTTAGCCCTGCGCTAGGCAAAGCTTGTTTTGTGCCAGTTACGAGTTGTACATTGGCTGTAGTGGCTGAAGACTCGGGCCTAAAGTTTACAATCTCTCTTTGCCCATCGTTTATATACCTGATTAATTCAGCTTCAGGCCACCTAACGCTGGTGGTGTCTTGTAGGATATCTTTAATCCTGCTTAATATATTACTACCTGTAAGTGTCCCGGCCATAATTCATCCTCTATTGTGCAGCTTCTAGTTCTGCAATTAAATCTGTTTTTTTCTTGCGCCTATCAAGTTCGATCCCAATTGTACGACCGTATTCTTCTAGTTGCACTTTGGTCATTGCTTCTAAGTCTATAGAAATTTCTTCTACTACTTCTACAACTTCTTCTATGACGGGTTCTGCCTTAGCAGGTTTGCCTCCGTCTTTTACTTCTGTGCATCCTGCTTGTAAACATAACAACCCTAAGTCGTTTCCTACTTGTTTTGGTTCGCCAGCTTTTAAATATACACTTGCACCCCAAGTAGAGGCTACGGCTTTATCTTCGTTTGATACTATCCACATAATTTTTACTCCTTAAATATAGGTGGCCATAACAGCCACCCATAAAATATACCACAATTAATAAGCTACATCTAATCTTATTACACCGAAGTCTTCAGACTGACCTGTGTGGTCTGAATGATACTTAGGCTTTTTAAGACCGAATATTTTACCAATTGAAATACCGTTTTGGTTTCCATAGTCAAATGTGTCTTCAACTATTTCTGGAATACCAATATCAGCCATTGCTAGTGCTTGTGCACCTGCAAAGATACATGCAGAACCGTTAACGTTAGCGTCAGCTCCCCATTTGTATCCGGCTGCTCCGGCATTAGATGATGTTCCAGTAGTAGCTCCGTTTGTGTTAAACACATGTCTGAACTCATGGATCATAACTCCGTCAACCATTAAGCTTGAAGAACCTGAGAATAAGCTTGAACCTGGTCCTCTTACTCCAGCCTGTCTTACGTTAGCAAGGAAGTCTGAATCAAGTTTTAGGTCAGCCATTACCTGTGGAGTAACAAATAGATGGAACATCTCTTCGTTTCCTGCACCTCTTAGGCCTCTGATGTATTGGTCTTTAGCATAAGCTTTTAGATCAACAATAGCGCCATAGCTTAGTTTGTCAGCTGCAACAGTTGCAGTAACATCACCAGCCACGATACCATTAGTAGCATCAAATCTTCTATGTCTATTAGAAGTTGGTGCTGTTACATCGCTAGAGAACTCTAAGTCGTTTAGGTTTTGGCCTGAATTCATTGACGGTCTTAAACCACCATTGTTTTTCAAGTTGTATCCAACACCACTTAAAGTAAGGAATGCTAATTGGTCCATTCTGTCAGCCATTGCGTAAGCAAGTGCATCTCTTGAATGTTCCCTAAAGTTTACAACAGATTTCTGGTCGTTCATTCTACCAGATAGTCTGTTAGCAAATCTTAGTTGGTCAATCGTTACGACTATGTCGAACGCTCTTAAAGCCTCTTCATTACCTTCTAAAGTATTGTCACCAACGATACCATCCCCAGTCATGTCAGCTAAAAGTGTTAAAACAGCTCTTGCTCCCTTTTCTGATTGAGTAAGCTCAGATATTCTCTGAACCATAGCATTGGATCCGCTACCTGCGAATTGGTTAATGAAGGACATATTTCTAGCTACTCGCCAGAAGTCTCTTGACCAGATCGTTAATTGTTCACTGGTTAGAGAAGCAAAGTTTGTATTTGCCATGATAATTTCTCCTTATCATTAAAGTTTAATAACCAGTCGACTTATTGGAGCGACTTTTATCCGTGTACCCTTTGTCGTTGGGGCAACGCTCTCGTAAGTTACGGGTACGAATCCGGCCAGTTTAACGCCCTGCGCTGGCGAAAACGTATGTTTTACAGGAACGACCCTGGTAAGATATCGCTCTTACGTGCGAACTTATTTTTAAGATAACACAATTTACCCGAAATCTCCACGCATTCTGCGCAAAGTTTCAGCAGGCAAAGCATCAAACTCATCTATAGATAAATTATCTATATCTACTTTTTTGTCTGTTTTGTTTTTGCCTTTCATAGCAGGTGGTTGTTTTTCAGCTGCTTCTACTTTTTTATTAGTGTTAGCTATTTTTTTCTTTTCTACAATTTTTTTATTAGTAGTATTCTGTACGGGTTTTTCTACTGTTTGATTACCCATAAGAATTTTAACCGACTTTTCTAAAGCATCTGCTCCTGTAAAGCCTTGTACCATATAAGCATCTCTTAACTCTAAAACTTCATTAGTTTTATCTTGGTTAAACTCTGGGTTAGCCTGGTTTAGTTCTGGGTATGCAGCTTCTAGCTCTAACGCTTTTGTTTGTAATTGTTGTTGTTCAGTAGATTGAGCCACTGTTTGTCCCATCTTAGCTTGCATCTCAAACATCATTTGTTGTTTCTCTGCTTGTCTAATTTGGCTTCGTAGTTGAGTAGCTTTTTCAGTCTCACCTTCCATAACTAAAGTTTGGTATTCTACTTCTTTAGTATCAAAATCAAACTCTGGAGCTTCTTTTACGTCTTCTACTTTAGGCGCTAACGCTTCGTCTAGTTTTTTCTGTAAAGCTTTTTGTTTTGCTAATACTTCATCAAACCTAGACTTAGGAATCATTGGTTCTTTTTGAGCAAGTCCTGCCTCATCTGATCCCTCAGATTGCTGTGTATCTCCCTCATCTTCTGCCAGTAATTCTTCTTCTCCTGAATCTTTTTCGTCTCCGTCTGTAACTTCAGAGTCTTCCTCTTCTGTTTCCTCTTCAGGCTCTTCAGGTGATTCTTCTTCAACTTCGACATCTTCATCGCTTTCCTCCTCCTGAGTTTCTTCGTCGTCTGGGGTTTCAAAATTCATATCGACTTCAAAGACTTCATTGTCTTCTTCGGTCTTTGGGTCTGCTCCGGGCATGCCCTCTAACACGACATCTACTTCTGCTTCTTGGTTGTTCTTAGCCATTATCGGTACCTCCTGTTTTGTCTAAGTTTTTCATTGCTTCGGTAGCCATCTTAGCTGCCGCTGCTGTATCACTCTGTTCCTTACGCATATCGTTTGTCAATTGCGACAATCTCTCACGTAAATCGAGCTCTTCACGTTTACCTTGAATTTTACTTTGTAATTCAGCAATCTTCAACTGTGGTTCATTTTCTATCTGGTCTACTTTAGCAACATTTACTGCCGCTTGTGTCTGTAGGTTAGTTACTTCTGCTTCTAGTTTAGCAATTTCAAGCTGCGTACTTCTGATCTGTGACTCCATTTGGAATTGTTGTAGCTGTATTTGCTCTTCTGTTGGCGGTGCAGTACCTTGCATTTTTCTAATCCTATCTGCAACATCTGCTTTACGTGATAAATGCGAGTACTCTACTATCATATCATCTGGTATTGGCACTCCAACCTGTCGTAAAGAAATAGCTTCAGCAAACTGCATCTCATCAAAGTTATCTCTAGCGGGTGCGCTTGATACAATTACGTCATATTCGCCTAGCTGTAAATCATTTATAACTTCTCCTTCTGGAGTCATTTCATTAACACGTAGAGCTGTTCTAGGTTTATAGGGGTCTGTCTCATCGGTTATCTGTATAATTCTTTCTTCTGTATAGTAACTTTGTACTAGTTGTAAAATAGCCTCTGCTAAATACTGTCTAGTTTTTGCTAGATTAGTTAAAGGCACTTGTAACATAGTAGAGCCTCTATTTTGTTTTGCTTGTATTGCAACACCAGAAACCTCTGCGCTATCCATACCTAACATTGCATCTGTAATACCACTAATCTGTTTAATATTAGCTGCTGCTTTTTGTCCTAGTCTATCTAGTCCAGTAGGTATTTGGTTAGGTGGTATCTTTGCTGGTGGGGTAGAGCCTCTATTAAATTCTAACACTAGGCCAGTTTCTGCCCCGTGTTCTTCTAGATCGTCTGCAGTCATGCCCGCAAGTGAACCGTTCTCTACAATCCAACCACTGTTTGCAGTTGTATTTACTATGTGTAGTTCTTGTGATGTTATTTTGTTTAGCTGTTCTTGCGGTGATAACAAGTTGCGCACCATGCCGAACGGTTTTCCTCTACGAAAGTATGGAAAGTACGGAACGATTGTAAAGTTTTTGTATGGGGACCAATCATCAAAAAGAACTACAGTGTCTGCGGTTACAGTCCATCTTACTTTTCTAACTGTCTTAGTCATTATATCTAAGCCGAACTGGTCCGCGAACTGTTCTCTTTTTTTCTTAGTCCAATTATATGGGACGTCGCGCATGTCACCAGTAACGGGATCTAAATAAAACATACATTCTTTTAATCTATAATACTGTCGTTCTATTACTCTTATAGCCCTAAGCATTCGTGCGTTCTCTGGATCTCCAGGAAACTGTTGTCCGTAATTGTGTTCGTCTGTGTCTCCATATCTTTCTTCTTCGTATTCCATGGAGTCAGCGCCTAAAGTAGTACCCGTTTCAGCTAGCATTCTTAATTTATCTGCTTTGTCTTGGCCATACACTTCTTCTACTTCATCTATACTCATCCACTTACTTTCAAATATTTCGTTCCAAGTTCTTGGGTCGTAATGTTTTGCATCGGGGTCGATAAGAATGTCTAAAGGATCTTTAGCTTCTATTTTTACTTCTCCCATAATGTGGTCAGAAAAATCTATACGTACATCAAAATATCCCCTGTCCTGTATTAACCCATCAGAAAACACCTGGTTTTCTATCCACTCTAGTTTATTATTGTCAGCGATTTGTTGATAAACTTTAGTAAGTACGTCTGCAACATCTTGATTACCGCCGCCCCTGGGTTTAAATTGTATGTCTGCTTTTTTCGTGCTTTGTTCTCCTAGCACGGCATTAATTGTGGGAAGTATTGTATTTATAGTTAGTGCGGGTCTACCCTGATCGTCGAGTTGTTGCATGTCAAACTCATCCCACTGGTCGCCTCTATAATACATGTCACATTTTTTAGCCATGTCTATATATTCTTCATGGCCGCTGTCGCGGGCTCTGGTGTAGCAATCCCATTGGCTTTTTGCTAGAGACAACTCTTCCGCTTTGTTAAGATTTTTCTTTATTTTTTTCTTATACGCCATGTTATGCACTCATTGCCGATTTCTTTTTCGGTCCTTTCGCTATTAAGTTTAACCTATCTCGCCACGAAGGTACATGTTCGGGAGCTTCATAAAAAGTTGCATACTCTGTCATCATTAAACCAACCCAGGCCAAAGCATCAACCTGGTCATCATGCACGCCGTTAGGAAAACGCAAAAGCTCAGCAACCAGTGGCCCTGTCCAAGCTGCATCTTCTGGAAAAAATACTTTACCCTGTTGCATTCTACCTTGTATAGCCCTAGCTCTAGCTTCTTTGTCACGTCGCCCTACTTTTAAATCTTTAAAATACGCAGAATGTAATTGTCTTTCTGCTACACGTTTTTGTAGAAAAGGCCCGATAGCCATTTCTATGTGTCCTTTTTCTATACCAACTATACTAGGCCTCCACTGTTCATAGAAGTCTAATATTTTTTCTACTAGTTCAAAACCGTCGTATCTACCGCGAATAACATCTACGACATACATATTGTCGTACTCATCAATGCCTATAGTTATACCAACAGAAAAATCGTTTCTGTCTCGTTGCCCTATAGCTAAATCCCACGCAGTATAATAGCGAAGTCTATCATATTCTATTTCATCTGGTGGAAAATACTGAATCATCTCTCTAGTAAAATAATCACCATCATCTGATACGGGGTTTTGTTGATACAGCGCACTCCAGTCTCTAGGCCCTATAGCTTTTTGTATTTTTTCTAAAGACTCTACATTATATCTTTCTGGGTGTAGTGAGTCGCCTAAGTTTCTAAACTCCTCATCCTCTTCGGCTATCGCTGGGTATTTAACTACTTCCCAATCATCTGCGCCGTTTTCACTAGCCATTAACAACCTACCAGCTAAATCATCATCGTGCCATCTGGTTAAAATAACTAAAATACCGCCACCTGGCGCTAAACGAGTATACGCGGTTGAGGTATACCAGTCCCAGGTCGCTTCGCGGCTGTTTTCGGATTCTGCATCCTCTCTGTTTTTTACTGGGTCATCAATTAACAATATATGTGCACCTTTACCTGTGATACCACCGCCAACACCAGCTGCGACGTATCCTCCGCCCTGTGTTGTTTGCCAAGATTCTACGGACTGTGAATCTTTGTCTAGTTTTGTTTCTTCAAATACTGTTTTATAGCTAGGCTCTCTTAAAACTTGTCTAACTTTTCTAGAAAAAGACATGGCTAAGGATCCAGAGTACGAACAACTGATAAATTCGTGCCCCGGGTTACGCCCGAGATGCCAAGCAGGGAAAGCAATACTAGCCAAGGTCGATTTGCCGTGACGAGGAGGCATAAACAGCATAAGCCTTGGGGATTTCTTATCTGCTACGTCTTGGCTAAATTTTTCTAGCCTTTTACAGATGTCTTTGTGTACCCAACCTGCTTGGTAATCAGGATTAAACTTTTCTACGAACGGAATCATGCGTTTTCTAGATAAAATACGCCTTGCAAGCTCTTGTTCGGCCTTAACTTGCGCTTTTTGTTGTTTTTTTGCCTCTTTTTCTTGTTTTTTGGGCATAGGCAGCTGTTCTGCTTCGTCTGCAGCACAATAAACGCACAAACCTTTAGGTAAAACGAGATTATCTGCTAAAAGTTTCTTACATTTGTAGCATTCTACTTTCTGAAGCTCTGTCACTACTTTTTCTTTTTCTTAGATGCTTTCTTTTTCTTTTTAACTGGCCCTCTAGGGTAGCCTTTTCCATAGCCCATGCTTTTTCTCCTTTATTAACACTTCCAGCGCCTACGCGCTTGCCTAATTCTTGAATTTGGGTCGTTTCTTGTCTTAGCAGAGCTTCTTTTTAGCTGTCCTGCACTCCTAGCGCAATAAGATTTACGTCTTTTTGCTGCTTTTGAGCCTTTTTTGACTTTTCCGGTAACTGCTGTCTTTAATTTAGAGCCTGGGTTCGCTTTTCTATACGCAGCGACCCCTTTTTTGGTCATTCCTGCTCCAGATTT